TTTCTTTAACTGGATGTGTAAAATTTAATTTAATATTATTTGTAGTTGTTGTTAATGTATCATTACCATTAAATTGTAATTGTTCTATAAGATATTCATGTTGCACTTGAGAAAATCTACGTCTTTCATCGGTATCCAAATAAATATAATCAACATATAAATTAGTAGTTCCTGTACCCGATGAATCAGATCCAGAAATACTTGGAATTGTCGAGAATACATCTTTACCAGAACTTGAATTATATGACGATGATGTTTGCTTATTTGCCCATATACATTCATTAAGATCTCTAAAATTAATAGTAACTACAATATCTGAATATTGTAAAGCAATTAATGGAATTGCCATACCAGGATTACGACAAAACCAAAATTGTAAGGGTATATATAACATATATTCTGGACTTTTATTTTGTGTAGTAGAATCAGTATTTGAACTATATATTTGGGTTAATTTTGGAACATTTCCTACCATTTCAGCATATCCTGGTGCTTTACTGGATGATTGTGATAATTCATTCCATATATGTAACCATTCGCCATATTGTTTATCAATTTTTTGACCACCAATAGATATTTCTATATCCTTTATTAAAACATGACCTACCCAATTTAACCATCTAAAAGCACTCCAAGTAGAAGCACTATTTCCAGAACTTATATCTATTTCTGGTAATTTAACTTGTAAATACATTTTATGTACAAGATCCGCATTACGTTGTAAGGTTATATTTACTTCTTCTCCAAAATTAGGTCTTCCATTAAATATTTGTTTAATAGATTCCATTGAAAAATTAGTATGTCTTCTATAAACTGCCTTAAAAAATGTAATTTGAGGATTTCCAGTTAAATAAATATCCTGAGATCCATATGCGACTATTTGTAATAATCCTCCTCCCATATATAAATAATAAATATTATAAAATCTTTAAGTTTAAGTTAAGTCAATTAATTTAAATATTTAATAGTCTTTAATATTATTTTCTATTTAAAGAACTATATAAATATATATTATAATGGCATTTAAAGTAAAAAATAAAACAATAAAAAAAAATATAGATACACGAATTACACTTGATGCAAAACACAATGATAAATTAGAAGAAATTGAAAATAAAAAGAATATAATTATAGATAAAACTAAAACATTAGAAAAATATAGAACTCTTTGTAAAAAATTATCAAATGAAAATTATAAAAAAAATATAAATCGTATATTAGAATTAAAAGATAAAATAATAGACATTGAAGAAAATTTAAAAATTTTGAATAAAAATGAAGATATTGATTATTTATTAGATACAGGCCATTTATTATTTGAATATTATAATAAAATAGAAAATAGAGATGAAACAATTGTTAATAATATCCAACAGAAAAAAACAAATGTAAAATCGGTGTCAGATTATTTTAATATAAATGCTTCACAAAAAAATAATTCAAAAGCTGATATTTATAATACATATTTAAATAAATTTAATGAAACAAATTATAAAACATTAAATAACGAAAATATCGATATTTGTCTTAAATGCAACAAAGAGAAGAAATTATTTTTATCTTATGGAAAAATGATTTGTGAAATATGTGGCGATGAAACACGTATATTAATCGATTCAGATAAGCCATCCTATAAAGATCCACCAAGAGAAATTAGTTATTTTGCCTATAAACGAATTAATCATTTTAATGAATGGTTGGCACAATTTCAAGCAAAAGAATCTACAGATATACCTAAAGTAATATATGATGAAATATTAATTGAACTTAAAAAGGAAAGACTTTTAAATGTTAATAATTTAACACAATCAAAATTAAGAGAAATTCTTAAAAAATTAAAAAAAAATAAATACTACGAACATATTCCACATATTATTAATAAACTTAATGGTATTCCTCCACCTATTATGACACGTAAAACAGAAGAAGAATTACGAAGAATGTTTAAAGAAATTCAAATACCATTTCAAAAACATTGTCCAGAAGATAGGAAAAATTTTTTATCATATTCCTATATTTTACATAAATTTGTTCAATTATTAGAATTAGATGAATTTATACCATGTTTTTTATTATTAAAAAGTAGAGAAAAATTACATCAACAAGATATGATATGGAAAAATATTTGTAAAGAATTAAAATGGCAATTTATACCGAGTATATAATTATAAAATTTTTTGTTTTAAATAAATAAATGGAACAATCTATAGATTTAAATAATTTTATGTATACAGATTCCAACTTATGTTTAGTAGTTAATATTAAATATTTTAAAAAAAGTAAAAATTATGAAGATGTAATCAGGCATATTTTTAATATTATTGAAACAACTATAGCATTAAGGCAAAAACATCTTAATATTATTACATTAGAAACATATGTTGATTTAAAAGGGTATAAATTAAAAGAATTAGATTTAGATTTTATTAAAATTATGATTCAATATTGCCAAGATAAATATCCGGATAATTTACAAATTATTTATGTTAAAAATGCCAGTATTATGATTAAATCATTGTATGCTATAATAAGACCATTTGTTGATAAAGAAACACGTAAAAAAATATTTTTTATTAAGAAAAATAAAAATAATAATTTAAAAGGAGGTGAAATAAAAAATGAAACAAGCGAACAAATAAATGAAGAAAACTTAGATGAACTATTTAATTAAATACCACAATTTTTATCTATTTTTAAATTAATAGATGGTGATACAATATCTAAAATACAATATACCATACCACTAATTAATGATATTAAACATATTTCCATTTGTGTTAATTTATTTTTAATAACTGTAAAGCATGCAAATGCTACTATTAATACTAAAATTAAATATTTTATTAATCGTCTTAAAATTTCACGAATATTTGTCATTAATATATAAATATAAAATATTTTAAACTATTTAAAGATTTTTTTTTAGATTAATCTATAATAATGGAAAAGGTCGATTATTTAGAAGTTGATAAACCTATACCTGGGCAAAATTATGTATGTATTTCATTTGTTTCACCAGATGAATTAATAAAACAAAAAGAATTATTTTTATTTAATAAATTTATGAACCAACGTTGTGGTAATTTAGAAAATGATATTTCTGAAGCAATCAAAAAATGCTCCGATGAATTAAAAAATAAAATTCAAAGAGATATTGTTGATAAATTAAGATTAGAAATGAAATATACTTATAATGAATTTAAGAATAAATATGATGATTTTAAATATAAATTTAATGATGAATTAAATACAGCTTTTGACAAAATTTCTAATAAAAAAACATCTGTTCGGGGAGTGAAAGTTCGTGGATGTTTTGATAGTTATGGTGAGGCAGAACGTCGGGCAAAATCTTTACAAAGTCAAGATAGATCTTTCCATGTATTTGTTGGACAAGTTGGGTATTGGTTACCATGGGATCCAAATGCAGACCAAGTACAAGATGAAGAATATTTGGAAGGAGAATTAAATACTTTAATGAAAGAGTATAAAAAGAATGAAGTTAATAGAGATATATTTTATGAAGAACAAAAACGAGAAAAATTAAAAGATGCAGTTAAAAAGGATATAGAAAATGACTCAAATATCGAAGAAGTACTTGATGAACCTGATCCATGGATGAGTAGTAAATTTAATAGTGCCGATACTACCGGGGAGACTATAGTAGAGACTACCACAGAGACTACCACAGAGACTACAGTTGAAACTACAGTTGAAACTACAGTAGATGCGGATAATAGTTCAGAATCTAAAATAAAAACTATTTAAATAATATATGAAATCAATATTTATTTTATTTTTTTTTTTTATTATTATATGGATTACCTATAATTATTCATATAATAAATATTATACAGATAAAATAGAAAGAAAAATTAGTAATATATTATTACCATTATCGATTGACGACCAATTTAAACATGTTAGTTTATTGAATAATTATAATGATATGTTTAATAAATCATCTATTAATATAAATTATGTCCCATCTGTTAAAGAAACAAATAGTAAAACTATAAATTTACAGCGTTATTTTACAGAATTTTAATATATTTATTATTATATGAAAATAATAGTATTATTTATATTATTAATAGGTATAATTTTACTTATATCTGGTTATTTAGAATTATATTTTAAATCTAAAGAAATTAAAACTGAGGTTGAATATAGATTTGTTCCAAGAAATGTATATGATCAATTAGAATATAATAATTTAGATGAACAATTTAGTTATA